CCTTGACCAGGCCGAGATTGCTCCCGAGCGCGTCTTTCTCGCTGTCGATGGCGTTGACTGTAATCGGGTTCAGCACGAGGAAGTTCGGGAAGTACTGGCCGAATGTCATCACGGCGAAAGCGGTCTTGATTACATCCTCGGAGTTGGGGGCTTCAATGCTCTTGAAAGCAGCATTGTTCACCTTGAAAGTCATCTTGGCGGCAGAGGCCTCTTCCTCGGAGATGGCCACGCCGAGCAGGAGAACCTGACGGTCGGTGACTTTGACGACGTTGTGGGTGGCGTTCAGATTGGCATTGGAGGTGGCTCCGGTGAACGTGATGGCCATGCCGTCGAGTACGAGAGGCTGGGGATTGGTAAACTCCACGAGAGCGTCAGCACCACCATTGTAGGCGGTGACGCTCTGGACGCTTCCGGCCTTACCCTCAACGATGTTGTCAGTGATGATTTTCTCAATGGGCATGACTCCCTTGTGGTTGGCGATACCGAGAAGATTCTCGCCGTTGCCGTCGCCGAAAAGGATATTCCAGTCTTCGGCCATATATACGGCCTCGGGCATCATGGCGAGGATGTAAGAGCGGAGGTATGCGCGGCTTTTGAGCATACGCTTGGAGATACGCATATGGGTACCGAGGCGTTTGGTGCCGGTCTGGACTTCTTTCGTCTTGATGCTCGATTCGGGCAGGCGTCCGTTCTCGGTAACATAACGGGCGTTGCGATCCATGGAGTCAACCTGTGTGAACGCGAGGTTGGGGAACGCAGGATCGCCGGTTAGTACCTGAAGAATCTCGCGCATATGCAGAGGCTTGTTGGCGATGGGAGACACTACACGGGACTGCTGCTGTGTAATCAGGTGTGAGCCCTCATAATTGTCAGTCATGGATACGACCTCTTTGAGAGAGAAGCCGTCGAACTGGCCTGACTTCCTGGTGTTGCCGGCGGCGAAGTCCTGGAACTTCTCGCTGTCGAACATAGCCTGGAGCTTTTCATCGAATTTGTTGATGGTCTGCATCGAGATTCCTCTCTGTTTGAGTTTCTCGACGGCCTCGGCTGTTGATTTGAGTTGCTTGATGAGGCCTTCGTTCTCCTTGCGCAGTTCTGCAAGAGCCTCGGTGTTGCTCTTCGACATCTGCGCACTGAGCTCGGTAAGTCGCTTGGCTAAAACATCATCGGAAATCATGCCATGGTTGGACTTGTTGATAGCATCGGTGAAAGCACCGACCATTGCGTTGATGAATGTGCGCTGCTCATCGGGGAGTCCGGCAGTCTTGATGCCGAAAATCTCCTGCACTTCTTTTTCTGTTAATTTTGCCATAATGCATTATGAAATTAAAAGGTGATTGTTTACTTTTTTGTTGCCGCATTCAATGTGGCCCAGAACGAGGCCGATGGCGTAGGTTCGGTGCAGGATTTCTCCTTATTGCCTTCCGGCTTATTGTCTTCGTCATCGGTCTTGTCCCCCGTTCCGCCTTTTGGGTCTTTGGATTTATCTACGGTAGCGTCCGGGGTAAGGATTGTGTTGCCGCGATAGACACGGGAATAGCAGTGGGGGCATCGGACGAAAGCAAGAGAGTCTGTGATGCTCTTTTCGGTCAGGCTCTCCTTGTTGCCTTTGAGAGAATCGATAATGGATATTACCTGCTCCCGGATTTCGGGAGTGAGTTTCTCCATCTCCTGACGCGCCATATTGCGGGCAGTCCAACTTAGCCACTCGCCGGCGGCATCGTGTACCTCTTGCGAGAACGTATGCTCCGGCAGACTGTCATAGTCGAACTGATAACCGCAACACGGACAAGAAACGACAAGACCGCCGCTGAGTGATTTGAGTAGCAGGTTGAGTTCCATATCGTAATTTTTAAGTCGCTCATCGGAATATCCGCGCTGCTTGAACGCCATGCGGATTAATTCAACGGCATCTCTAAGCTGGTCCTCGGTGGCACTCTTCAACCCTACAAGGAATGTCTGGGGATTAGCGCCCCATCCGGTCAGCGTGGAGTATTCGAGCATTTTCCACCTCACAACCTTGCGGCGGTCTTCCTCATCACGGGCGAGAGCCTTGACACCGATGGAGTGTTCAAGGGTTCGGCCACAATCGCGGAAGAGCTTGTAATCTTCCAGAATGTCACGGCCAATCTGCTTTTTGAGATTAAGCTGTCCCGTCATAATGAGGTTGTTGTCCTTTTCCTCGCCTGACAGTGGCACACCCAAAAGCTGGCGCGTGTCGTGGTTCAGATACCAGCGCATTTTGTGCATATCATCGCGGAGTGTGTCCACGAATGACCCTGGCATCGAGATGTCGTGCTGTGCGTCCTCGATGCCTATACCGTTCACGCCTACGGTGACGATACCTTTCTCAGATACATCCAGTGCTTTCGTTTCGTACTGGAGGTTAATCATCTGTTCTTTCATTACTTTCTCCTTTCGAGGGTTTATTATTGGGTTGATTGTTGTCTATATTCTTATCTCCGGGCTGGCCGGTGTTAATCTGAATCGGTGAGGTCTGCGCCTTTATCACGTTGTCCACTTTGGCTATCTCATCGGGAGTCATCTCGAACTTGGTCTTGTCGAATATGTCGCCATCAAGAGCGTCCTCGTGGATTTGAGAACGCCAGTCGTTGATGGAGATTAGTCCGTTGTTAAACTGCGACAAGCAGCGTTCATTGACGAGTTTCTTAACCTCTTCCGATTCTTTGAGTCCGACTTGCAGGCAGGCCACATCATTGAAATCGCAATCGAGATAAAGACCTTTGGCCTCCAATCCGAGGAATTGTGTAATGGTCTCACAGAATCGCTTGGCTGCCGGTATTATTGTAGATGTATATACACCTTTCTCCGCAGAATCTCGATTAGCGTATGTCGACTGGTCTTTACGGGGCACTAAATCCGCAGGAATGCCGAACACAGAGGCTATCTTGATAGCGTCCTCAAGGGTCTCATCAAATGGCTGCATCTCGGCGATGGAGGAACTTGTCTTTATGAAGTTCACCGGAATATCGGTAATTGCAAACGGAGACTTTCCCTCTTCGAGTCCATATTTGCTATTGAACTCTTTGCGCAGTTCTTCCTTTTCCGATGGCTCAAGAGCAACAGTGCCGGTAGGGTCTTCCTTTTGGGCTACGATAAAGCCGAGAGCACCACGTTTCAGAAAAATCACATTGCGGGCCTCATAAACTGCGATGAGGTTTGCTATGGGCTTTTTTACTGACAACAGGCGGCTTTCCGCTTTCAAGTATCCATTGCCTCTGATCAGTTCAGGTATGCCGTCGCGGTCATGCCATATCTGCCAATAAGGTATGGTCAATCCGGAATATGCGTCGAGGTTGAGCGTATAGCCTTTTATCAGTTCGTCAATGTTGGCTATTCCGAATATGGGCACACCATAGCTGTACTCCATCGGTTTGACCTCGACGAGATGAGCCGGCAGACTCCAGTAATTGGAACACCATTGAAATTTGATGGCATCCGGTCCGACGGAGTCAGCCATTGATGCACGGAAGAACGCATTGCCGGTGGCCAGTTTATAGACAAAATGCTGATAGACGATTTCTCGCCATGTCATAATCGGGTTCGGCTGTTTGAGGATTGTATCGGCGCCAAGGCGGTTACACCACACAAGACTGTCATCTTTTACCCTCTTCAAGTCAAAATGAGCCTCTGATATGCGTTTAGCTATATAGTCAATAGGCCAGAATACTTCCGGGATAGTCTTAAACATCTCTATGAAGTTGTTGCCGACTACTGACGGGTGAATAAGTCTGTCAAGCATTGACAGAATATTCTGGTATCTGAATGCATCTTCAACAATATTGTGTGCACCTCGGTCACCCTGGTTGTTGGGCTGCGGTATGATTTCCGCTTCTTCAACCGGAGCTTCCGTCTTTTCTTTGGTGCTGAATAATCGCCGTATGAGATTCATGCTTTGTTCTTTTCTCACAAATTAAAGCACAAATCCAGTCTGTTTCGCCAAATCCCCGAAAAACTGAATTTTCGCCACCTTCAAAAATGTAACCTAATTTACTATTCTTTAGGCGATTGACGTACTACTGTTGTCAAAACTGAATTTTACAACGAACTGTATAAAGCCACTCAAAACGGCACTTGCCTCTATACTTTCACCCGTGGCGCGGTTGTAGTCGAATAGGTTGGTCATGAATTGTGAGTACTCTACATCTTCCGTCAATTTGGTATCGTTGAACAGCAGATGGTTCTTCACGAAGTCAGATGTAGCAGCTATGCGCCGGTCAACATCTGCAACTTCATGCATGGCTCGGACATTCGGTATCTCCTTTCGCAAATCGCGTACAAATCGGAAATATGCAGGTGCGCACTCGATGATGGTTTGCTGGCTCCCGGCATTTACCAGAATCTCGGCTATTTCATCGGTAGAGGACGTTTCCCTCAACATCAGATTGACTATGTGCCATTTCTCGCCGCACAGCTTGCCGTGGACCAGAGCAAATTTGCCATTGATATTCGGCATGGCATAGACAATCTCACGGCTATACTTGCACTCAGTATCGGGATTGTAGAAATGAACGATACCATCACGGGCATATAGGTTACGTTTGCGACGGTTAGAGAACAACAGGAACTTCTCTCGCACAAGATCTGCGACAACATAGCGGAATGTGTCGGAGATGTGTCCGTGTTCCTCATAGGTCTGCATGGTGATTTTATTCTTGATTTTTGTTTTGAGAATTGCCCCGTTCTCATCTTTCTGCACGCTCATGTAGTCCTCAATCGAGATGGTACAATGTTCACCGATGATGATACGGATATCGGGTATAATCTCATCAAAGATGGCGTTGATAAATTCGCCGGTCATCGGCACACTCGGATTCTGCTTGCCTACGCAGTCAATAACCTCTATGCCCTCGGCTTGTAGGGTAGATATTACAAGGTCGAGGAATGAGCGTTTTTGGTCGTCAATGGTGTTGGCATGGCGAGTTGAGGCATCACCATGCAGATATATACGGTCAACTCCCAATTCCCTACATTTTGCCGCTACAAGCAGAGCACTTTTACGGGCGGTATTATGTGGGCTCTCGGCCGCAATCTCATCTATCTGGCGAATCTTAATGCCTCCGGGTGCAGGCTCAATACCTCGGCCAAAGTCATATTCAATCTGCCAGAATGTGTAAGAGATATAAGGCAGCACGTTGTTATCGACGCTTAC